TATATGTATCTCAATCAATGGGTGGTTCAACTCCGGCATTAACAATAAATGGTAGTGGTGTAACAACTGCATTATTAGCTACTGGTAGTTGTACAATAACAGGCTCATTAAACTTAAACGGACAAAATACATTTGCATCATTAGAAAGTAATACATTTACACAAACTCAAATAGTAAGTAGTAGTATCTATATAGCACCAAATAATAATAGTAATCAATTATACTTACCATCGGGTTCTAATAAACAAACAGGAATAGCAACATTAGATGGTGGTAATCCAGGTACAGTAACAGTATCAAACTCAAATGTAACTGCAAACTCTATTATATTAATAACTAAACAAACTTTGGCTCATCCTAATGGATATGTTGCAGTTAGTTCAAAAGGTAGTGGCACATTTACTATAACATCAAATCATAATGGTGATACAGATGTAGTAGGATATATGATTATAAACGCATCGTAATATGAATGAGAATACAGCAATATTGGAAGTAATGCTGGAGTTAGCCGAAGAGGAAAACACAGAACTTAAAAGTGAAGTTGAGTATTTACAAGCGGTAATAAAGTTTTTAGAATATCAGAATAAAGAACTGAAACTAAGGAACGATGATTTAGCAGATGAATACAACAACCTAACAGATATAACAAAACGATTAAATTAACCAAAAAATAACTACACCATACAAAAGTGGTGTTAAAGACTTAAAACACAAAAGATATGAACTCAAAAAGCGTATTAAATAGAATAATGACTTTGTTGGCAATGGATAACGAAGTTGTTGATTTCGTAGATGCTAAATTAGCAGATGGAACAATTTTACAATCTCCAACATTTGATGTAGGTGAGAAAGTAGAAGTAGTATCAGAAGATGGAACTAAATCTCCAGCACCAGACGGTGAACATGAAATTTCTTTAAGAGATTCAGAAGGAAATGAAGTTCTAATCAAAATCGAAACTGAAGCAGGTATCATCGTTGAAAGAGAAAACGTTGAATTAGAAAACGAAAAAATGGAAGAAGAAGTAGTAGATAAAGAAGCTGATGTTAAAGAAGAAAAAGATATCGAAATGGAAGCTGAAACTAAAGAAGCAAAAGGATTACCTAACACAACTGAAGAAGATGAATCTAACACAGTAGAAGCAGGTGAACCAACAGAAGATCCAATTATAAGATTAGGATACAGAATTGATGAGATGGAAAAGAGAATGCAAGATATGATGGAGAAATTCACATCAGCGTTCCCATCTGAAGGTATGGAAGTAAGTTCATTAGTTCCAAACACAATGATGGAAGAAGTAGATGAAGAAGAGTTACCTAAATTAGATGGTGCTCCAATCGAAGAAGTAGCAAAATTCGCAGCAACAAACAGAAATAACTTTGGTAAGAAAGTAGAAAACTCACAAGCTTCTTTCTTAGCTAAATTATATAAATAATTAATTAAACAAAAAATATTTTCAAAAATGAAAAAAGTACAAAACTTTCAACAACCTACATTCACACAGAATACATATGCTGGTGAATTTGCAGGTCAGTATATCGCGGCGGCTTTGTTATCAGCAAAAACACTTGATAACAAATATGTAACGATACACCCAAATGTGAAATTCAAAGAAGTAATTCAAAGAATTGCAGTAGCTAACATCGTAAATGATGCAAGTTGCGATTTCACAACATCTGGCTCAGTAGCATTATCTGAAGCAGTATTAACTCCAAAAGAGTTACAAGTTAACTTACAATTATGTAAGCAAGAATTCGTAGATAGCTGGCAGGCATTACAATTAGGTTTCTCAGCGTTTGATACTATTCCAGCATCATTCAATGACTACTTAATTTCGTACGTAGGCGGAATTGTAGCACAAGCAACTGAAATCTCTATTTGGCAAGGTGTTAACGCAACTAACGGTCAATTCGGTGGTTTCGAAACAGCATTATCTGCATCAATCGCAGCATCAACTGGTGTAATCTCTGCAAAGAGTGGATCAACAGTTATCTCTGGTTCTATCACTTCAGCTAACGTATTAGATGTATTAAACTCAGTAGTTAATACTATCCCTGATACAGTTTACGGAAAAGAAGATTTATTATTGTATGTTCCTACAAACGTAGCAAAAGCATACCAACAAGCATTAGCTGGTGGTAGTATTGGTGCTAACGGATGGAACAACCAAATGAACGTTGGTGAGAAACCATTCAACTTCAACGGTATTGAAATCGTTCTTTGTCCTGGTATGAGTGCATCTAAAGTAGTTGCAGCTCAAAAATCTAACTTACACTTCGGTACAGGTTTATTATCTGATTACAACGAAGTTAAAGTATTGGATATGAGTAATATCGATGGTTCTCAAAATTACAGAATTATAATGAGATATACAGCTGGTACAGTTGTAGGTATCAATGGTGATGTAGTTTACTACGGAGCATTCTAATCTATAATATTAGATTAAAAAATAACTAATAGATAGGTGGGGTGTAAAAACCTCACCACTATTTTAACTAAACAAAAAAAAATTAAATACTATGGCTTGTAATTTATCAGCAGGTAGACAAGAAGTTTGTAAAGAGTCAGTAGGTGGTTTGCAAGGAGTTTATTTTATGAACTATCCTTCATCTTCTTACCAACCAACATTTACAATAGATGCCAACGGACAAGTAACCTCTTTCCCATCTGGTTCAACTGTTTACTACTACCAATTAAAAGGCAATAGTGCTTATACTGAAACTGTAAACTCAAGTAGAGATAACGGAACAACTTTCTTTAGTCAAGAATTAACTTTGAACTTAAAGAAATTAACTCCTGAAATGACTACTCAGTTAAAACTTATGGCATACGGTAGACCGGTTGCTATTATTTGGACAACTAATGGTGAAGCATTAGTTGCAGGTTTAACAGAAGGTGTAGATTTGACTGGTGGAACAATTCAAACTGGCGCAGGATTAGGTGACCTTTACGGTTATTCAATCACTTTGACAGGTATGGAACCATTACCAGCACAATTCATCTCTGGTTCAACTTCAACAAATCCATTCGCATCAGTTGGAAACGTTCCTACTGTTGTAACTGGAAGTGCAGCTTAATTAGTAAGCACATTGTAAAAATATTAAATAGCTACTCTCTATTAGGGGGTAGCTATTATTATGTCAAAATAAATTTGGAAATGTGGTTTATTTTCCGTAACTTTGAGTATAGAAAGCTTAGTTAGTAATTATTATTAGATAAAGTGGTGTTAAAGATAAGAAAACTAATAGCTAATGCTTACTTATATAATATCTGGTAGTAATGAATATACAATAAGAACTGAACCAAGTGCATCTTCTAACTTTACAATGTCTCTGCAGGATATGACAACTCAAGTTAATACTACTGCAAGTTTAAGTGGAGTAACTTATAATAGTTATGAAAGTATGTTAAGTTTTACAGCAAGTATAGCAAATCCAAATATAGGACAAGAATTTAGAGCAATAATACTTAATAATACATCTTCTATATGGCATGGGTCTATTCAGGTCTTTGCATCACAGAGTATTACAAATGAATTAAAATCAGTTTACACAAACCAAAATGATGGATATGTTTCAAATGTATCATCAAATGAATACATAATACTATAATATGAGCAAAAAATTTAATCAAACATTTTCAGTAGTTAATTTAGGAGTACAAGATTTACCTAATATAATAGAAGATACTAAAACACGTCATCAATGGGTTCCTTTCGGTGTATTTGGACAAGATGATTTCTTTCAGGCACTAACACTAGCACATACAACATCTACTACAACAGCGGCATGTATAGAGGGTATAGCAGATTTAGTATATGGAAAAGGATTATACAGTAAAAATTTAGAATTTGATAAAACCTTACAGAAAGTAATTCCTCAAGAAGAAACTAAGAGAGTATCGTTTGATTTGAAACTATATGGTAATGCAGCATATCAAGTTTATTGGAATGATGAACATACTAAGATAATTAAAATGTATCATGTACCGGTTCAGTATTTAAGAGCAGAAAAGATATACCAAAATCCTAAAGTAGAAAATTACTACTATTGTACAGATTGGTTAGATATGAGAGCAGTTAAAAACAAAAAGAAAATAGCTGCATTTGGTACTTCTAACGATAAGATGGAAATACTATACATCAAAAACTATACACCTGGTTTGTATTACTATTCACTACCTGATTGGGTTAGTTCATTACAGTTTTCATTTGTAGAAGCAGAATTAAGTAATTTACACTTAAACAATATTGAGAATGGTTTCTTTCCAGCGGTAATGGTAAACTTTAATAATGGTATTCCAGCACCTGAAGAAAGACAAACTATTGAAGATTTAATTCAAGCTAAGTTTACAGGCACTAAGAACGCAGGTAGATTTATGACATCTTTTAATGATGACCCTTCTACTAAACCAACTATTGATGTAATTCAGATTGATAACTTACATGAGAAATTTGATTACGTTGCAACATACGCACAAGATAGAATCTTAGTATCTCATAGAATTACTTCTCCTTTATTATTCGGTATCAGAGATAAGGGTAATGGTTTCTCGTCTCAATCAGAGGAAATGAAAACAGCATTCAGTATCTTACAAACAATGACAGTAGGACCTTTCCAAAACATTATCTTAAACGCATTAGATAAAGCATTAACAGATGGTGGTTACGAAGATTTAGAATTATACTTTGACCAGTTAACACCATTGGCAATCTTATCAGAGCAGGCAGAAGATACAGATAAAACTATTGAAGAAGTAGCAGATGAAACTAATAAAGAAATGGAAAATCCAGCTACAACAGAAGATAGTGGTGACCAAACAACAGAAGATATAGATAAACCAACTTATACACCTCAAAATAGTAGAGGAAGTGGACCTGGTGAAGAAACAACAATTATAAATGCAAGTTCAGCATTTTTCACAAAAGAATACGAAATAACCAAACCTTAAGATATGGCTTACGCACTTTTTATAACAAGAAATGATATTATTAAGAACTCACCATTAATGGGTAGTATTGATGCAGATGCATTATTACCATATGTTCGTACAGCACAGGATAAATACCTTAAGAACTTATTGGGAACAGTTTTATTTGAATTTTTACAAGCACGTATTGTTGCAAATACAGTAAGTGGTTTATCAGTATATTATCAAGACCTATTAGATGACCACATTAAGAATACTCTAATTTGGTATGCATGTGTAGAATATATACCATTCAGTTCAATACAATTCAAATCTAATGGAGCAGTTAAACAACAATCAGAGCAAGGTGTAGCACCAACTAAGGTTGAAGTAGATTATCTATTACAAAAATCACAAGAAAATGGTGATTATTACGCATTAAGATTACAAAACTATCTTATTGCATATTCAACTCAGATACCTCAATACTTAGAAAGTGTTGGTAATCAAACTCAGATATATCCAGATCAAACGAATCAATATTTCGGCGGTATACAATTATAATAAAAGCATATGAGTTTTATAGTAAACAATTCGGCAACTAACTACACTCTCTATTATAATGTTTTAGATTACTTTAGAACAATAATGGAAAACCATCCTTCAATAGAAGTGGTGGCACAAGGTGACATATTTTCGGTAGACCAACAAGAATATCCACAATATGTAATAGGAAATGTTCAGATACTTGCTGCAGATTTTAGTGATAGTGCAACTAATTATACTATTCAACTTATTGTAGCAGATAAGATTAAAGATAGAAATAATGAATCTGAACCGAGAACTAACGCAATGGCAGTTCCTTTTTATGGTACAGATGATGTAGTAGATATTCACGCTAACACATTGGCAATCTTAAATGATTTACTTTCTTATACACAATACTCAGTTCAATCTTTTGATATAGATGGTGATATTAGTAATGAGCCATTTATGGATAGGTTTAATAATGGTTTAGCAGGATGGGTTAGTACATTTACTTTAATTACACATAACGATAGACCGAGATGTTTATTTGAGTTAATTCCTTTAACTACAACAACAACTGCATCACCGGTTCCAACAACGAGTACTACTTCAACAACGATAGCACCGGTTCCTACTACATCTACTACATCTACTACAAGTACTACAAGTACTACAAGTACAACTAGTACAACTTCAACAACTGCAGCACCGGTTCCAACAACGAGTACTACATCAACAACATCTACAACTAGTACAACTTCAACAACTGCAGCACCGATACCAACAACAAGTACAACAAGTACTACGGTAGCTCCTACTACATCTACTACAAGTACAACTTCAACTACTTCTACAACTGCAGCACCTGTACCAACAACAAGTACTACATCTACGACAAGTACTACAACTGCAGCACCATTTCCATTAGATGGATTAGTATTAAGAAGTACATTAATTTCTAATAGCGGAAGTATATGGTATGATGTAAGTGGTAATGGTAATAATGGATTAGTAAGCGGAAGTGCATTAGCATTAAGCGGAAGTTTAGGATATGAATTCAATGGAACTAATAACTATGTTACATATCCTGCTACATTAGTTGGACAACCAAGTGGTAGTTGGACAATGCAATGGTATGGAACAATGTATAATGATAGTATTACTAGAGATTTATTTTGCAAGGATTATTATACTGATGGTTGGGATACCCTATGGGAACCAGCAACAAATAGATTAATATATAGAGATGTATTTCCAGATATAGGTGTAGGGATAACAAATGTATCAGCAGTTAAAGCTCTATGGACAATTACAACATTGGTTTCAGCAAATACAGTAAAAATATATAAAGATAATAGTTTAATAGCCACAGTTATTCACCCTGGTGTTCCCCCATTTGGTCTTCAGCCATTTAATACATCTACTTCACCAT